AAAAACCTTTAGCCGCACAACAGGCGAAAAAGAACAAAAAACGAAAACCCTTGTACAAACATCCGGCCTTACAACCCGATTTTTTCTGTCAAGACGGTGTTTGCTCCATTAAGCCAAAATAAAAAATTCAGTAATTTGTGTGTATCTGTATGCGTGTATATCATATAATAAATGAAGGAAGTCGCGGTCGATATCGCCACGGCGCCGCCTCGTCACAATTTTCCATTCGAATACGTCAACGACCTGTCGGAATTGAACAGAAAACGCATAGTAAAGGTGGAAGAAACTCGAAAAGATGTACGCGACACCTTCGCCAAATACGAAAAGAAATTGGGCAGACAAAAAGGCTGGGCTAACTTTAACGAATCGATACGTTCGCTCGTCAACGTGTGCGCCATTCCCCTAGTGGCTACGGCCGTCATCTTCCCCATTTCAGTAGGCGTCACCGTACCCTTGGCTATTGGCGGACTAGCGGTGACGAGTTGCTGCGATCTCGCCGAAGAACGCAACAAAAATAAACAGACGCGATACGCCAGTATAGTCGCCAGATCGCAAGCGACACTGTCGCATCTCGATCACGTCGTCGACAACGTGCTCACCGACGGCATCGTCACCCAAGCCGAGTACGAAATCGTTCTCAAGAGTTATACCGATTTTAAAAAAAATATCCTCTGATTAAAAGCAAGTTGATATCTTACACATTCTTTCTTTATGTCTAAGTTAATATGTGTTCCGCCGTAACCAATACCACCATGATGCCTTCATCTTACGACAACGGTTCCTTCTTTTGCACCACAAGAACAATGGTGGGAAAGACTAGATTTGCCAGCGGTAAAGAAATAAAATTGAACATTGTAGAATGTATGGAATTGTTTTCCAAATACATCTTCAACGACAAAAAGGTTAACAGCATCATCCAATTGCGGACGGGTTTCAAAAACGCCTTCACTTGCGACCTCTACCTTCTCAGTTTCAACAAGCAAATTTCCATGAAAATTTGTAAAAACGGTTCCTTTCAATTCACAGGCAATATTACCCTTCAGTGCGCTTACGAAGCCATTCAGTATGTTATCTCTTTACTTAAACTATTGTATCCCAAAATGTACGAAAATGATACTTGCGAAATTTATATTTACGAAGTTATGAGTAATTTTGTCCTTGACCTTAATCGTCCTATTGAACCCGACAGTCTAATGACTTTTTTCCAAACGATAGCTCCTCACTATAATAACTACACGTGCTTCAATTCACAAACATCCGGCACGTTCACGTGCAAGTACAACGTCGGAACGACCGAGGTCATGCACCGTAACGTCAGCTTCTTTGACGAAGTCAGCTTTGTAGAGCACGTGCCTTACAAAGATTGCGTCAGCAGTAAAAAATTGGGTCTAGATGAACGCAAAGACTATTACATCACTTTTCTCGTTTTTCAATCGGGAAAAGTTATTGTGAGTGGCATCAACGAGACGATCGTCGAACGCGTGTGTCGCGATTTTTGTCTCGTCGTGAAAAACTATTTCGACACGATCGCCGACAGTGGCGGCTGCATATTTCAGCACCAGCCATTGGAAATCTCCAAAAAGATCATGAAACGAACGTGTTACGAAAAAATTTCACTCGTCAAAATCGAAGACGATCAATATATAATTGTCCGCGGCAAATCAAACTACGTCAACAGCCGCAAATCCAAACTCGCCTCCAAATATTCGTTGTGTAAGACTATTTACGAAAACGACTGTTTGAACATTAACGTTTGCAAAGAACTGAAAAATATGCTGAAAAACGATAAGAACGTACACTTTAGCAATGTGGGAATGACGACAAGTCTAGACGAGAGCATCATTATTAGCCACATGGAAAAGTGTAACACGGCACCAGTAGAAGTACCAGTGGCCGGCGGCACATCAGTGGCTGTCGGTTAAATTTCAAAAATTTTAACATCTTTGAAATTTTATTCAATGTCCCAATCGCTGTCGATCGACGGCCACACTGTTGGCGTGAAACGACAGGAAAGTGTAAAACAAGACCATCAATTTAAAAGGAATCGTTTCCAAGTCGAGAACCATGTTGATGTAGTCGTCTTCATCGCAACGAACGGCACCGACTTTGGTCGCCGTTTCGTCGACAAAATGGTCCACAATTTCCATCATGATACATTGCATGTCTAATGTTTTGTTACATTTCAAAATGAAGGCTCGCATTTCTCTCGGGTCGACATCCATGTATTTTATCGAGGCTTGTTTAATACACTGATATAACTGAGACATTTATATTATAATTTTTAATTCTTTGGCCTTTTCAAAATCTTCGTCAGTCAAAGGCGTAACTTGACCATCACCCAGATATTTACCAACCACGGATTTCTTATCCAAAACGAAACCCTCGTACACGTACAGTCCGTACTCGTTCTTTTGCATAGTGATGGTCTGAGAAGGGAAAAGATTCTTAATCAATCGATCACCGGCTTTGACCACAAATGGAACCAAAAGTTTAGTCTGATGGTGAGGATGAACCAAATCTGGACGTTGAGATTTTTTCTTAGATTTTTGTACAGGTTCTGAAAGTGGCGGCGATCGGTCCACTCCCGACGATGGCGCTTTGCGTTTGGGACCGACGGTGAATTTACGAGGCGACGTTTGCTTGCGTTTACGTTCCGATGATCCGACGAGAGACATTTCCGACATGAGCTGATGCAGAGGAACCGGGGGATGGGGGGTAAGAAAGCGACGACGAACGGCGACGGCGATTTTTCGACGCGGCGGCGAAGGTGAAGGCGTCAGAGGCAAAGAATCTACTGGAAATAATTGTCTGACGTGTGACGGTTTAGATGTATCCATGCTCTTTCAGTTTCAAATCCAAAAACGATTCAATATCAATGACTGTATAGGGAACTTCAATCAAAACAATATTGTTTTTCAAACACAAATCTCTTTTAATTTGATCCCTATACTTTTGATTGAGAAAAGCGTCACGCGACGAGTGAAAATGAGGCACGTAGTGGTAATGCTGTTTACCTTGATATTCTACGGCGAGAGCCAGCTCAGCGTTGTAGCAGTCCAATTCGAGATCGACTTTAGTGACGGGATTGCGCAAAAAAGTGGGACGCTTTTTGGGAAAGGGTCGATTGAAGCGCTCCTCCAAGTGACGTCGGCAAGCCAATTCACCGCGACTGTCGGCCGGCGCGGTTGAAGTACTAATGGACGTGTCTACTGGTCTGAAAGCGTGAGGAAAACGTTGGCGCCAATCGCTGCCGAGCAAATGGGGGTCGCTAGTGCCGCGAACGCCGCGGGCACGTCTGAAAATGGCGTACACGCACAGCGTGACAAAGGCAATGAGAAACAAACGACCTTTGCCAATGTTTCGCCACCAGGATGTCGGCTTTTTTCTCATGTCATAAAAAGATTTTATTAATGAGAACCCTAGTGAAATAATTAATCTTAATTTTTCCAGAATAAAATAATTCGAGGAGACATTTGGGATGAATGAAACCGCAGCCGGTAGATTCGGCATCGTTTCCCGTATTTATCCTAGGTAAAACGTCAACGGCGTCAACGTGAGCGAAAAACACGCACACTTGACGGCTAATGTTTTTGTACTTGAATTTGAACATGTTGCGCGTCAGTTGACTCTTATCCAACTTGAGGTTGGTCTCTTCGAAAAGTTCACGAACGGCGCACTCGCGCAACGATTCGCTTTCGTTGACGATGCCTTTCGGAATACCCCAGTAGAGATTGTACGATTGATTGATTAAAATACCGCGACGACTGACGACGCAAACGCCGGCACACTGTTTGGGTTTGTCGTCATCTTCGTAGAAATCGGCCGTGTCCTTATAGTCCACGTTCAAGACGCATTGGCAATTTCTGAAACAGGTAATTGCCATTTAATTCTTTTTCGAGCTTCTTGAGCGTCTTTTTCTTTCCAGTATTTCTTGACTTCGCGCTCAAATATCTTGATCCATTTTTCGTAGGACGACGTCAGCGACGTTTGGCAAATCTTGTAATACATGTTGATTTTGAATTCCACGGATTTACTCGAGCGAAAAGCCATGGCGTCCGATTGAGGTGTCAACTCTGCCGACGGTAACTGCTGATAAAAGACGCTGTCGACGTACGTGTCAATGACGGCATCTGGTGGCGGAGGTTGGATGGCGCCTAGCGTGTAGACGCGTCGAGGTTTGACTATGACGTGCGTCGAGAATTGGACGAGAAATTCAAAGAGCTGTTTGGGTGTTTTACTGTCGGCTCCGCGTCGCAACGTTTGCAAATACTGACGCGGCTGATCGACGTCGTGTTTGTAAAAACTCTCCAGCACCTTGACGACAATGTCAAAGAAGGCGAATTTACCCGGCTCTTGGTGACAGTAGAGAAAAAAGACAAACATGTCGTAGCCGGGACGCAAATGTTCGTAGATGCCTTTCTTTTCGAGCTGTCGCATGCCCCACGTTTCACCGGTGACGCTATCGCTGCCGCACGACATGCCAAAATCGATAATGACGGGATTGAAACAATTGGAAAAAGACACGTGATATTGATCGAAAAGAATTTGCGTTTTTTTACTAGAAAAATGAATCAAGACGTTTTCCAAATGTAAATCGTAGTGCCCGAAACGGAAGGCCGATTGAGCCATTTCAAGCGCGACGCACATTTGCATGGTGAGCGTGATGAATTTTTGACGCGACATTTTCGACATGGCCGATTTGAAGGTTTCACCGTCGACGAAACGCGTCAAGTTGTAGGGTCCTGAATTGCGATGAAACGAGGCGTACGTTTCGACAAACATGGGCACGTTGAGAGCGTTGAGGTGCTGTCCGGCCACGTACTCGCGTCGGGCGTGATCAAACAGTGCCGGCTTGTTGAAATGCTTGAGAACGACGCGATGATCGACGTCGTCGTGACGGACAGTAGCCGTGTACACTCGTCCCTGCTTGTTGGTCAAATTGTTCATGGCCTGTACGCGCGTCATCCATTCGTGCATTTTGTAGGGTCGCTGGTGTCGCGGATGTTGACAGCCGTCCAAGGGACCGCACCCGCACGCGTCACTCGTTTTCATTACCAAATCTTGACAAATAGCCGGTGTCAACATGATTTTTTATTCTCTCCTCACAGTTTAATTTAGTTAAAAGTAGTCCATCATTAAGAAAACCATTACCATGATTTCGAAATCCAAATTATCCATCCTTAATGCTATCAATCAATTCATGTCGGACGACTTTTTGTTTGGCAACGTGGACCTGATCGAGAAATGGCACAGCGGCGAGACTCAGAAACGCGTGGGATTGATGTTGGGCTTGAAACAGAGAGAAGTCGTCCAGGGACCTCAGCGAAACATTAGCGCTTACCTCTTTTTTTGCGAGTCGAAACGTCGCGAGATTTTGGAAACCAATCCCGGCATCAAACCCAACAAGGTCATGATTCTTTTCGGAGAGTCGTGGCGCAATTTGAGCGACCAGGAGAAACAACCGTTTATCGACAAGGCTATGGTCGACAGGGAGCGCTACAACAAGTATTTGGAGAGTAAAGTGCGACCGAAAAAGAACGCCCGACCGAGTATTTATAATTTGTTTTGTACCGACGAACGACGCGCCATCAAAAAGGATCATCCCGACATGAACGCGTCCGACGTCAGACGAGAGCTAGGCAAAAGATGGAAGGCCGTCAAAGAAACGAATCCAGATCTTTTGAAAGAGAAATATGGATACGTGATTGAAGAGAGTCAAGATGTGGTAGGAAATCTCTAAATAATATCGTTCAACAGCTGACAAATGGCTCGATCGAATTTAGATTGATATTTGGCGACGATGGCGGCGGGTAGAGGGATGCAACGATGCTGTAAAATGAGCGACCAGTCCAACCGGTGACCGTAAATATCGATGATATCGGTGGCGAGTTCGGGTTCGCGGCTCATTTTTTTCCAATCAACCAGCGATTCGACGAGTTTCAATTTAAAGCTTTCGGGCACGTGCACGGGGAACGAGATGTGAAGCGGTAGCTGTTTAAAAAGATTCGGCCAGTCGATGGTATTTTGAAACGAGTAGTCCACCATGAGAGCGAGAGCAAATTTGTGAACGTCTGTGCGCAACAAGCGTTCACATTGATCGTACCTGGCTTGAGACATGATGAGCGCGCGCAGTCTCTCTCAAATAGCTTTATGTAGATGAAATCAAATATTTCTAAAAAATTTTCACACTTTTTTAGAAATGTATTTCTTGGGGAATAGATTTCAGAATGCGTTCGACAACGGTGGGTGACAATTCCAATTTGGTACAGAAATCCACGAGAACAATAGAGGGATTGTATTGCCGGCGAATGTAAATGAAAACAAAAGCGGCGACAATCATGTACATGCGTCGATTGATTTTCGTACGAATAAAAGCCATAATATCGGGACGATTGATGAATTTCAAAAAGGTCTCGTCCCTTTCGAGACCGATGTGTTTGAAAATCATGTCGGCCGTGTCCGAGTACGACTCGCGCAGGTAGCACAATTCGGGTATTTTTAGTTTGACTAAATTGAAGCCTTTATTGGCGAAATGATTGGTCAAGCCAAACCACCTGATGACCGTGTCGTAACTTTGAGGACATTTTTTCAGCATCAAGACGTGAAAGAGCGACGCGCAAATGATGGCTTTTCGGTAGTTTCCGCGATGAATACGTTGATTACAGGCCATGATAAAGTACTTGTTGGTCATTTCGACAATTTCCGGACTGAGATTTAAAAATTCCATTTCTTTACGAATGCCAATGTTGGCCTTTTGTTGAATTTGGTCCTGGTTGGTGTTTTGACACGTCATTTGTTGACGACAACGATTGCAAAATGTCCCGTCATTATTTTCAAAGTAGACGTGCTGACATTCAACGTCGACATGGTCGACTGGTTGAACGTCTCGATCTTTTGACGATAAATAATTTTCAAATAGACAAAACATTTCGTTTTCGTTTTTACCTTCTGCGCACGCTTTTAAGTTTCAATTTAACTCCGTAAAGCATTACGACAAGTAGGACGGCGACAGCTATAGGAATGCCGTAAGTGGACCAAGCCGACTCTTTGGCTAGGGGACGTAAATCGAACGTGATCACTCCACCGCACTGGGCTTGCTTGTAATGAAAGGGTCGTTCGAGTTGCACATGTTTATTGTGACGATGCGTCGCGATTTTAAAGTAGCCATCGTTCGGTCCCCATTGCGGGCCCCAAGTGTTGCGACAAATCCAGTAGGGAACCGATTCGTAGGTGAAAGAACTGGTTTGCACGTCGGCGGCGACACCCCAACCGACGATGACGACCGTGATGGCGCCGACGAGAGACGCGGGAGACGCGAATTTGGTGTGCGGATGATGAGTGACGACACGATCGAGATAGATGCCGTGTTCACCGAAATGACCCGACAAGAAATTGGAGTAGACCAACATACCGGCTATGACGGGTCCTTGAGTGACGATCGCTTGTTTGATGGCGTCAATGTCCGTCAGCCAGCGCACATTGTCGACGGTGGCTTGAATTTTAGAGAGACACGAGCAACGCGGCGTGGTCGACGACGACAATTGACTGACAAGTTGCGCGGCATTACCTTCGGCCGAGTGACATTTCATGCAAGGTGTGTAGTCGAACGCGGGTTCGCCGTGAACGATGCGTCGATCTTGCAGAGTCGAGACGACGGTGACGGCGAAATTGTTGGCACACGTTCCCTGATGACGGGCGACGGGAAGAGACACGTGATGACGCCAATCGAATTCGACGGGAAAGACATTTTGATGAGCAGCAGCAGCGACCGTGGCGGCAATGTACTTGTTGAATTGCAAATCGGTTTTGTAGAGACTGAAAATGGGACAATCTTCGCCGCCGTGGTCGTTGTCGCTGCGATGTTGCCGCACGATTTTATCGACGGCCGTGTGTTTGACGGGTTGCGCTGCAGGATGAGCGGGATGCAGAGGAACTACTTCTTTCGCCATGATGGAATGCGATTGTCTGGCCGGTGAGTGGGCGAGAACATCGGAAAACTGGGGCATTTGCGTCAACGGTTGACCGTGAGCGTGCGGGTAGTCACGAGGTGGTTTTTCTTTTTCGTAATGAGAGGTTTTATCCATACTTTTATTGTTCAGAGGTTGATTTCCCTGAAGCTGAGAATACGTCAGATAATTGTTCATAATTTATTCTACATTTACCTGAAATAAAAAAAGGTAAATCAGTCTCGACATTGAAACGATGCCCAGCGCATGGAACTAAAAAGAAACCCATTGTGGGTTATTTAAGCTGTGTTGCTGACAATGCCAAGTAGTCGTGGAATTGAAACGGTGACGAACGCTCGTGTTTTGAAAGTTGCATCAAACGTTCACCATGTCGGAAAATTTAGTCAGTACCATTTTAGAACTACTCAATGACTTGGTTAAAGCACAACAAAATACAGTGGACGCATTTATAGATAGAATATCTGTCAGGTATTCTCTGAACGAATTGGAACTGCGAACGTTGTGGAATGGCAGTGACCCTGATACTGTAGCGACTTTAGTCAACGACGACAACAAGTGCACTCACACGTTCACCAAAGGTCAACGTATCGGGCAACAGTGCGGTCAAAAGAATTCCGGAAACACGACGAAATGCAGCAAACACCAAAAGAAATTGAAAGAGCAACGATCGACGACCGCCGCCTCGACCACCATCACGACGTCGTCGACAACCGTGACCGACGACGGCATGCGAGACATTCCTCTGATGTTTAGTAAAATCACTAGCGTTTTGGCTTCGGATACGGAAGACTCTTCGGATTAAATTTCAAAAACACATTATATATTTTTGAAATTTTTTAATAACGACGACCCCAAGAAGCGCCCACGACTACTGGAGCTGGATTTGGAGCTGGAGCTGGAGCTGGAGCTGGATTTGGATTTGGCGGAGGTGCTGGATTTGGATTTGGCGGAGGTGCTGGATTTGGATTTGGCGGAGGTGCTGGAGCTCTCGAATTTCGTTCTTGTACAATGAGATCAATGTCAAAGACTTTTTGATTAAACGGTTTAAATTCTGAATTGATGACGGCCTTCACGTCGACGCTCATAACATCTTTAGTCAATAGATAGTTTGGTGGAATGGCCGGAGTCGTTCCCTCGGGCATGTACAATGGCATACGCATGGGATCGAGTCGCATGAGGGCCGTTTGACTGTAGGCATTTTCGACGAGATGCAACAGTTCATAGCCGACGATGGCGTCTCCGTCCAATTCCATTTGAGCTTCGCGCAAAAATTGCAACGTATTGTAGCCGCGATTGCGAGCCAATTGAGCCAGAAATTTATCGCCCGTGTCGCCGCAACCGTAGTAGACCAACGTCTTTTTAGTGACACCGTTGACGGCTCGAGTGTCGTACCTCAGAGATTTACCGGCGGCCATTTCGCCGACGAGTCGATCGAGAGCTTTGGCTTTGTAGCGAATAGTGTTGGCAAAATAGTTGAAGATTTTATCGCAACCGGGATTGTTGCTGGTCGCTCGTTTGTTGACGGCGCACACGCTGACAAAAGCATCGGCTGTAAATTCAGCCGATTCCGAATCGCGACGCAAAAACGACTGGAAATCACGACCGCCGTACAAAACGATTTGGTCGTTGGCGGCACCCAACAGTTTCATGGCGTGCACTTTGTTGTAGGCCACCAAGGTTTTACCCAACGGCAAGTAGAGTCCCGAACCGCGAACGGGATAGTAATAGGTGCCGACAAAAAGAGTCGGGTCGGCGAAAAACGAGTACATGGGTCCGAAACGAATGACTTCCAAATAGGGTCCAACTTGACCCAAAACATTGGCGTCTTGATCGAGAGTCACGCCGTTGGGTACGCGGAAAAACTGATTCGTCACATCGCGACGAGGTGTAATGGGCGTGGCTGGTTGAATTTCCGGAGGCATTTTGTAGTAGATTTCCAATTTTTGGTAGCGACCGACGAGATCGGCTTCGCTCATCGACGACCACGATGTCGCCGGTGAATTGGGATAGACGAGTTTAAAGTATTCGACCAATCGATCTTTTTCCGTAGCCGGTTTCAAAGCGCCCGAAGCGATAGCCGCTTTGACTTGATCCAATTCATTGAAAATGGGCGATTCGGGCTGTCCAAAACGGACGATATTGTTGCACGTCAACAAAACCGAATCGCCGACCCAGTTCAAGACACCGCCTTTCGTCTGACATTCCTCTTTGGATTTAAACATGATTTCTTGCGACGTGGGGAACGCGCCGTTCGGGGTCGGACCCGGTTTCGGAGGAGTGGTACCCCCGCCACCACCACCACCACCACCGGGAGTAGGACTTCCGCCGCCACCACCACCACCACCTGGAGACGGACTACTGCCGCCATCTCTACCAAAAGGGATCGTCATCCACATGAGCCAAGGAGTCACAATCATAATTATTATTATGGCGATGATTTGACTTCTTTCTAACATTTATTATTTAAAAAATCAAAGGATGGTATCGTTTTAAAATAGGATTGTATAACGGCGTCGGGGACAATGCCTGATTCTTGACATTTGGCGTCGTAAACTTGTTGGTAGCAAGCGAGAATTTCAGGCGTTTCCAACTCGATAATTTCACCATGAGTTTTAATCATGATCGTTTTAAATTTTTCGATTTGCTCCAAGTGTTGAGTGTACAGAGCGGCGATGGTGGCCATTTTGTTGCGTTTGACAATGTACGTTTCAACGGGATCTTTGGCTTTGGTTTCGTCAACGTCGTCCAGTAGCGCTTTGGTTCGATCTTGAAGTTCTCGAGTCGTGTCCTGTTCGCTGGCCTCGGCGCGTTTTCGCATCTCTTTTTCGGCCTGTTGATAGTCGTCATCGAGAACAACCTTATCGACGACTTTACCCATGATGGCTTCACAGATGGGGAAAGGACGACCGACGACGACGGTGTGAATCTTGTTGCAACTGTCTGTTTTTCTGATGATTTTTCTGGCAGCCGTAGCCGCTTCTTCTTCGGTGGCGTAGACGCCTCTAATTTTGGCGAAAGCCAACACGTTGTACTTGTTGATGCCGCCGGGAGCGGCTGGGAAAAAACTAAAAAGAGCATACTTTTGACCTTCGATGGGTGGATCTTGAACGGCGCGTTCCACCTGCGGGTAGTCGACAATGTGCAATGCGGCGCAAGCGGCTCGCGTTTCTTCCAACGTCAAAGGCGGCACAAACGGGTCCGGTTGCCATCTTTCTTTTTTCAATCTTAGACTCATTATAATAATATAATAATTTCTTAGTACAAGCTCACTTTTTAAACTCTCAATTTACAAAACAGGGAAACCCATTGTACCGCCGGCAATGCGGATAATATTGTTGACGATGACGGTGACTATAAATTCGAACGTCTGACCGAAATTGGTGCCCGACAAGACGGGGCCTGTGCCGTTACTGGCTATGATGGCGTCATCGCTAGCAGCTGGCACCAAGCTGACGTTGGACAATTTACCGTAATTGGTACTGCCCATGGGATCGAGATCGTTGAATTTCAACGAATACGAATACAAATGGTAGCCAGTGTCGGTGGGACAAGCTGGAGCGTGATAGTAGGGATTGACTAGACTGAAATAATCGCTACCCATGTTGGAAAAACGATTGGAATTCTCGTAGATGAGCGTCGTGTGCTTGATGGGATCGCGAGCGTAGCGGCTTTCGTAATCGATAGCTGTAGTAGTTGGAGTGACGACGGGAGAGGCAGTCGTGTAATTGGACCACTGATTGGCAAATGTGGAATTGCGAACCTGGAAAAAGAGGGCTTTGACGGCGTGATTGAAACGAACGTCGTAGCTAGGAACTGGATTGGCTTTGGGATTGAACGATTGACGAGGAGCGATTTGAACTTGTTCAATCAAAATGGTACGTTGAGATTTACCCATCAGAATACGTTCCTTGTTGCTGACGATGGCGTAGTTGGCCCATACTTGAACGCTTTCCAAGACGGGAGCGGCATCGATATCGACACCGACAACAGGCACGTTGACTTGAGCTCCGGCGGCGGCTGCATTGTCCAAAATGAGCAATTCTTTCCAGTCGCGGAACTGGAAATTAATGTGCATCTCGTTGTAAGGGATGGCAGCGGTGGGTAGAGAGACGCCAACATCGCGAGTGAAAAAGAAGGGTAAAACGAGATTGAGCGTTTGACTAGGAATAGTGTCTCCTGGACCGTGAGGATCGATCATGTCGCCAATGTTGCCAATCATTTGATCGTAAGCGGCGCGTTTACTAGCTTCGACAGTGAACTGAGAATAGGCATCCAAATGATAATTGTGGATGGTGTGAGCAAACAAATCGTTGAAAGAAATGCTCGTCTCTCGAATGAGATTGTGCATGAAATTTTTGGTCCAACGAAGGCGACCGTTGGCGGCAAAGCTATTGGTAATTTTGAGAGTGACGGCGGGAACGACGACGCGAAGCCACACGTGAATGAGGTAGTCACCGGCGCGACTGACGCTGACACTCCACTCTTGCCCGAAACCGGCATTGCCGTTGTTGCGCGACAACAATACGGGAATCTGAGTGAACCAAGTCGATTTCAAGGTGGAGCGGACAAAGTAAACGATGGCATCGGGTCCCGAGTACATGTACTTTTCGATCTCATCCAATGTTGCAATATCAATAAATCCTGAAGTGATATTCGATTGCGCCATTTTTTGATAATATATTTATTATAACGCCAGAATAGATTTTTGTTGATTAAAAATTCCTAGTTTAGATGTAAAGATGGATAATATCTTGGAATTTCACAAACAAATAGAAACACATTTTAAGGAGGAAATTAGTCAGCTAGAAGGGTTGACGACTCGCGAACAACAAGTGTGCGACTACCTGTCGCAACCGTGGCTCTCGGAACGCGTTCGCAGTCACTTGATTGACGATCTGGACGAGATTCGTACCACCATTAAAAATATTAATTTTATTCGTTTCTATTTCGTAGAAATTCGTTCGATTCTCAAAGAGTACGTGCAGCTGATGCAAATGCCGACGGTGAACACGTTCTTCCAGAAAGAGGACGGCACCAAGCAGCAGCATCACGCGCGTAAAACGTACGTGGTGAAAAATTTTTGGGAAATTTTTGATTGCTACAAAAAGTACTACTACAACGTCAAAGTGGTCGATCAGCAAAAAGACGATCCGAACACGTGCCAGTATTGCGGTTCGACTCTCGGCTACTTTTTCGACGAAACAGTCAACATTTGCTACACGTGCAAATCGGAGAAAGTCTACTTTATACAGTCGAGCAATACGGACACGACGCGCGTCAATCCCAAATACATTTACGATCGAAACCAACATTTTCGCGACTGCATGATACGTTTTCAGGGTAAACAAAAGAACACTATACCTCCAACTATTTTAGAAAATATTAGTAACCATTTGAGCGACTATCGGTTGACGACCATCAGTCTCAGTCACGTGTGTATGATTATGAAAAATTTAGGCTACAGTAAGTACTATGACGACTACGTGTTGATTCACCATTTGATTACGGGTCAACCTCCGTGCGACATTTCCTTCATTGAAGAGCAGCTCTTGCAAGAATTTGACATCATCAATATGGAGTTGAAGAATTTCAAGGAATTGAATAAGAAAAATTTTAATACACAATACATCTTATTTTTACTACTAAAGCATCACAATATCAACGTTCACGCTGATCATTTCATGTTGATAAAATCCAATGAAAGAAAACTATTGACAGATAAAATTTGCAAAACTATCTTTAAATCGCTAGGTTGGAAGTTTAACAGTATCCTCTGAACACACTGCACACAATGTTGTTTCGCTTCTTCAAGAAACCCTTCTCATTGACTGCCGCTACGGTACCGACCATTCACGGTTTGTACGGCGTGACCAAGAAACGTGATGGAGAACTGGTGGCCATCAACGGAGACGGATACGCGTACGACATCAACGAAAAGAGAGTGTGCCAAGTGCCGACGTTTCCTCACATGGAATTCGTGGCCTACGGCGAATACATCAAAGGCGACGAAAACAAAGACGACGTTATTTATCTGTTTGAGACCAACAGTTTTCGAGTGGATTACACGAAACGACACGATTCCCTGAAAAAATTGGTCGACAACAAGATCCTATTTCTCAACAATTGCGTCTTTACGTCGTACCCGTTCAATTACATTCGAGATCATTACGATAGCGTCGATGAGGGCTTCATTTTAACGCGAGTTCACGGCAAAAGTCCCGTGTACAAATACAAAAAGTCCAACGACACGGTCGATTTCTACATCAAAGACGGCAAATGTTGGTGCCTCATTGCTCGAGCGCAGTACGACGAATTGAACGACACGCCTCCCGATACAGACGCCAATTATTTTCTGGTCGAATTCACACCGTGCAGCGAGTATCGTGGCGAGGAAACGGATTGCGTCGTCGAGTGCCACTGGAAGGAAGATGCCAATCAAGACGCGGCGTCAACCGATAAAGTCGGAGCGTGGTACGGTTACCGCGTGCGCCAGGACAAGACGGATCAATTCAAAGCCACCGGATGCGGACCGAACAATTGGAAAACGTGCATGGATCACTATGAAAATTTCTTGAATCCATTGACATTAGAAAAAATATTTTCCTTGTTGTAAAAGAAGCATAATAAATGGGAAATGCTAAATCGACTAACGTAGCTAAAGCAGTCGTAGATATCTATTCGAAAATAGCCGCTGAAACGGTACAGACGAGCACCATTAGTACGAGTAACACGCAAATCATCAGCGTCGACGGTAGCGGTGGCGATGTCAACATTAGCGGCAACACCATCACGCAAACGGCCAAAGTCAACATGACGGTATTGATGGACAGCATCAGTAATGTCGATTCGCAAAAAAGAATCGGCGTGCAACTCGATCAATTGGCGAAATCGTTGGTGAGCGGATTGAATTTTTTTACTTTTGACGATGCCAAGAATACGGCAGAATCTATCGTGAAAAGCCAAACGACCATCAACAACGCTATCCGTCAATCGTGCGTGTTGAACGCCAACAACGTGCAAAGCATCACCATCAAGAACGTCAAAGGTAGCGTCAACATTACCAACAACGTTCTGAGTCAGATGAGCGAAATATTCGACAAGTGCGCGCTGAAAAGCGTGCTCGGCGTGAAAGCCATCGACGACGTGCAACAACGATTGAATCAGGAAGCCGAATCGAAATTGGAAGGTTTCAATTTGGCCTGGTTAGCGGCGGCCGTTTTGGCTTTCGTGCTCGTGCCCGTGCTGGTCGCGGCGCGAGTCACGTCCAACGCTTTGCGTTTCGTTTTTCCTCTCATGATCGCCATCGGAGGCGTGTTTTTTGCCTTGTACTTTACCCTAGGAAAAACGTACATGAAATCGTCCAATTACACGCGACCGTTCAGAGACACCTGTACCGGTAATGTGGACGGTAGCGTTCCAAGGACGACTATCGTTCGGCAAGCCATGGATGCGTGCCTGAAATCGTCATCGTGTCGCGTCGTCGACGCTCGTCTGACGGAAACGGGTGGCACCGTCGCCAAACAAGTGCCCGAAATCACTTTCTACAAGAGCGGCGACGGATGTAAATTTCAGTTTTACCCGCAAGGAGTCGTTCAATTGGCCGCCGTTGACGTTACCGCTGTTAAAACTACCGATAGATACCAATGGTTGCTCTACGTAGGAATCACTATGATTATCGGCGGATTACTGGGAACAATCATTCAACGAGTCAGAAATAATGGCAGTAGCAGTAGTAGTACAAGTTTGACCACGAGTGAATTGACGTCGTTTCCTTCGATAGAATAAAGATTCGAATCTCTCAGAAAGTGATTTGAATCTAAGCGCCACCTAAATAGTAGGCTTGAAACATGTTGCAATTTTCCAAAACGTCGAAATCCTGCGGCAACGAATTGGTCATAAAATACGCCGACACGTAATCGGTGGATCCATTCAAAACAAAAATAGCGTCGACTTTAGCCGTAAATGTTGTCAAATTACTTTGCGTGGAATTATTCCACGAATTGACGTCTTGCCACAAGGGATTCATGGCCGCATTTTGAGCCAAACAAAAATGAATACGATTACCGCCCAATGTTCGAGGAGCCCAAGCAGTCGCGCGAATCGACCACACGCCGGCTTTTTTAGGTTGAAATTTTCCACTAGCATACCAGCCGCCGGTAGTGTCGTAACGTTTGGTAAAGTACGACGCCAAAGTCCACGTATTGGCTACAGCATTAAAATAAGCAAACACGTTGGTGTACTGGAGATACAACAAACTGGTTGAAGTCGCGCTTTGATTGGAAGTCGAACAGCACGTTTCAAGCTGAGCGGAAGTGAAACCGGCACCCACTAAATTACCATTAGCATCCAACATCAACAACGTATTAGCCGGAGCCGTCGATTTCTTTTGAAAAGTCGAATCTATTTTACTAGATGACCACAATGAAGTGGTAGACGGAGCACCCAATAAGCCGGAATCTTTAATATCGGATTTCAAGAGGACGTTGTTGGTGGCGGCGAGAGCATTGGAAGCTTGCGTGCAGCACGCGTTGATAAATGTGGGAGTCAAGCCGCTGTCGACTAAATTACCGCTAGCATCGGGCATCAGCAGAGCGTTAGCCGGCGCCGTCGTCTTTTTCTGATAGGTCGCATCGATTTTGCTGGACGAATACAATTTCGTGGCAGAAGTGGACGTGTCGACGATATCCGTTTTCAACAACGAATTATTGCTAGCAGCGAGAGCGTTGGAAGCTTGCGTGCAGCACGCGTTGATAAACGTGGGAGTCAAACCGCTGTCGACTAAATTACCGCTAGCATCGGGCATCAGCAGAGCTTTGGCCGGAGCCGTCGTCTTTTTCTGGAAAGTGGCATCGATCTTGCTGGACGAATACAATTTCGTGGCTGACGTGGACGTGTCGACGATATCCGTTTTCAACAAAGAGTTGGTGGCGGCATTGGCGGCCTGAGCGCAACACGCCTCTATAGATGTTTTCGTCAAACCACTATCTACTAGATTACCGCTAGCGTCTGGCGTTAGAATAGCATTAGCGGGAGCCGTAGTTTTCTTTTGATACGTGGCATCTATTTTGCTAGACGAATACAGTTTCGTAGCGGATGTGGACGTGTCGACAATATCGGTTTTTAGTAAAGAGTTATTGCTTGTAGCTAGAGCGTTGGAAGCTTGCGTGCAACACGCGTTGATGAACGTCGGTGTCAAGCCGCTGTCCACTAGGTTGCCGTTGGCGTCAGGCATGAGCAAAGCATTGGCTGGCGCGGTGGTTTTCTTTTGATAGGTGGCATCGATTTTGCTCGACGAATAGAGTTTGGTAGCCGATGTCGAAGTGTCGACGATATCGGTTTTCAATAGGGAATTGGTAGCGGCATTAGCGGCTTGCGTGCAGCACGCTTCGATAGATGTTTTCGTCAAGCCACTGTCGACTAAATTTCCGCTAGCGTCCGGCATGAGAATAGAATTAGCAGGAGCTGTCGTTTTCTTTTGATAGGTGGCATCGATTTTGGTTGAACTGTACAATTTAGTAGCCGATGTCGAAGTGTCGACGATATCCGTTTTCACTAGAGCGTTTGTGCTGGCCGTCAACGCGTTGGAAGCTTGTGTGCAACACGCGTTGATGAACGTCGGTGTTAAGCCGCTGTCCACTAGGTTGCCGCTAGCGTCAGGCATGAGCAAAGCATTGGCTGGCGCGGTAGTTTTCTTTTGATAGGTGGCATCGATTTTGCTCGACGAATAGAGTTTCGTCGCTGATGTGGACGTGTCGACAATATCGGTTTTCAATAGGGAATTGGTGGCGGCACTGACAGCTTGCGTGCAGCACGCTTGGATGGCTGTGGGTGTCAGTCCGCTGTCGACTAAATTACCGCTAGCGTCGGGCATCAGCAAAGCATTGACCGGTGCTGTCGTTTTCTTTTGATACGTGGCATCGATTTTGGATGAACTGTACAATTTAGTAGCCGAAATGGACGTGTCGACAATATCGGTTTTCAATAAGGAATTGGTGGCAGCACTGGCAGCTTGCGTGCAACACGCTTGAATACCGGCTGGTGTCAATCCGCTGTCCACTAGGTTGCCGCTGGCATCGGGAACCAAGATTGCGTTGGCCGGCGCTGTCGTCTTTTTTTGAAAGGTGGCATCGATTTTGGAAGAACTATAAAGTTTGCTAGTGGACGTTGTCGTGTCGACGATATCACTTTTTAATAAGGCATTGGCTACAGCTGTAGTGGCGTTGCTGGTTTGTTGGCAGCAGGCGCTAATGAATGCCGGCGTGATGCCGCTGTCGACTAAATTACCATTGGCATCGGGCATGAGCAAAGCATTAGCCGGAGCTGTCGTTTTCTTTTGATACGTGGCATCGATTTTGCTTGACGAATAGAGTTTCGTCGTGGAAGTGGACGTGTCGATGATATCTGTTTTCAAAAGCGAATTAGCGGCAGCACTGGCAGCTTGCGTGCAACACGCTTGAATACCGGCTGGTGTCAGCCCGCTGTCCACTAGATTGCCGCTGGCGTCAGGCATCAAAAGCGAGTTGGCTGGCGCGGTCGTCTTTTTGGCATAAGTAGCATCGATTTTACTCGACGAATAAAGTTTGGTAGTCGATGTGGACGTATCGACAATGTCGGTTTTCAATAAGGAATTGGTAGAGGCACTGACTGCCTGCGTGCAACAAGCTTGGATGGCTGTCGGTGTCAGTCCACTGTCCACTAGGTTACCGTTGGCGTCGGGCATGAGCAGCGAGTTGGCTGGCGCTGTCGTCTTTTTGGTATACGTCGCATCGATTTTAGCCGAACTGTAGAGTTTGTCA